CGACCACGAACTGGCGAGGGCGTGATGGACTTCACCGCCTTCAGCACCCGCAGCAAGTACGCCGCCCAGATCAACGCCGGGTACTCGGCCCGGCTCAACAGCAAGCGCCTGAGCGATAACCCGCACATCGTCTGGGTCGCGGTAGAGACGGAAGACGGTGCGAACAGAAAGGCCGGGCCGCTCAACGAGAGCGCGCAGGCCTGGCAGCACGGCTGGCGTCAGGCCGATGAGGACGAGAAGAGCAAGGGAGGCGCGCGCTGATGTGGTCGAAAGCACCACCGCCGAATGCCGCCGAGGGCGCCCGGATCGAGGCGGCCAAGGTCGGGCCCTGCATGGCATGCCTGTCGCTGGTAGCGCAGGGGCTGCTCGCCGCAGGCCAGGTGGTTTACGGCTGCGACTACAACCACGCCAAAAGCGGGAACAAGCGCCGGGGGCACGCCTTCGGGTACGCCCTGTGCGTGTGGCACCACCGCCGTCATCCGATGCAGGGCAAGACCTTCGGCGAGATGCGCGAGATCTACGGCCCGAGCCTGATGGATGGCTCGCGGACCTTCCACGAGACCTACGGGACCGACGACGAGCTGATCGAGCAGCAGACGGTGGTCAACCAACTGAGGGAAGCAGCATGAGCAAGAAGTACGGTGAACTGACGCAGGAGCTGAGGCAGGTGTTCAACGCCTCCCCGGACCAGTACCTGACCTCCCAGATGCTTTACGAGCGCATGGGCGCGGCCGGCCCGGCTCAGCGGCAGGAACGGGAGAGCATCCGCGACACCTTGCCTTGGCTGGTGCGCTGCGGGTTCTTGGTGAAGCAGGGCCGCGGCATGAAGGCCAGCTTCAAGGCCAGCGGGCAGGGTATGAAGCGCCAGCGCCTCACCGAGGAACAACTGCAGGAGCGCCGCCGCGAGCGCGCTGCCCTGCGATCCCAGCGTGACCGCGCGGCCCGGCTGCAGCGCACGCGGGCATCACGTGTCGGTCTCCGGGCGGCGAACACGCCAGCACCAGCCACCGTGAAGGCGGACGGACCGGCTGAGACGGTTGAGCAGTTCCTGGCGCGAGGCGGCCGGGTACAGCGTCTTTCGACGCACTGGGAGCCGATGGAGCGTGCGGCATGAGCGAGATCGAGAAGAGGGCGCGGGAGTTGCTGGCTGCGGCGTATCGCCATGCCGGCGTGGAGTTGCAGGCGGCTGCGCTCATGGTTCAAGGGCACCAGCCTGGCGGTGTGCACTACGCGGCGGTCCACGCGCTCGTCGCTGCACTCACGCCGCCCGAGGGCTACGTGCTTGTGCCGGTGGAGCCAACCGAGGCAATGCTGCAGGAGATTCACCTGGTGAAGTCTTTCACCGGTGAAGCGATGCACCGCCGCTATGCAGCAATGATCGCCGCTCGCCCAGAGGTGTTTGGTGGCTGAGCGCGCGCTGGAGCTGGTGCTGCCCTGGCCGAGCAAGGACCTGTCGCCGAACGCGCGGGTTCACTGGCGGGTGAAGGCGAAGGCCACAAAGGCGGCCCGTCAGGCCGCCGTGTTGCTCGCGTTCGAGGCAGGCCTGCGGGACGCCTGGCTACCGGAAGGGCGCCTTGATCTCTGGTTCGATTTCTACCAGGCGCCGGGCAAGAAGCTGCCGGACGACGACAACATGCTCGGGCGCTGCAAGGCGTACCGGGACGGGATCGCCCAGGTGCTGGGCATCGACGACAAGCGGTTCAAGAGCCACCCGGACGTGAAGAGCGAGCGTCGCCCGGGCGGGCAGGTGGTGGTGCGTATCACAGGCGGGGCGGAAGCGGCCAGCCAACAGCAACAGGAGCAGGGCAATGCAGGTTGACACCTTTGGGGCCTACGTCCGCGCGGAGCTGGAGCACTGGGGCAGGGAGTATGCCTTGCATCGGGACTGCGACTACCTGGGCCACCAGTCGAAGAACGTCCTGCAGGTGCTGATTGAGCACAAGGGGGACATGCCCGGCAGGGCCCAAGGGTACAAGCCATTGGAGTCCGACAGCCGTGCCCAAATGATCGAGGACATTGTCGCGAGCATCGCTGGGGACAATGTTGCCATGGCCTGCGCACTCCGTGCGTACCACTGTGGCATGGGCCGCCGGAAGATCGAGCGTTTTGAGACGGCCATCCTGCTGATGGCGAATTGCGGCGAGCGACCCGTTTCGAACCGTCAGTACCTTAGCCTGGTTGAGCTCGGGTTTCAGCGCATCCGAGGTCGCCTGGAGGGTTGGGCCCTAGCAGCCTGACTTCTTCTGTATTGACGGGCCGAGATTGAGCGATAGCATGGAAACTCGCGCGGCAATGGGTTGCGCAGGGAGCCTCCATTGAACAAGTCGTATGCGTTTTGGAACAACAAAGGCGGGACCGGGAAAACGAGCCTGGCATTTCAGGCGATGTGTAGGTACGCGGAAAAGCACCCGCAGGAGCGGGTACTGGCCATCGACCTTTGTCCTCAGGCAAATCTTTCAGAGCTACTGCTTGGCGGATTGGCCAACAACGGTAGTGGAAGGCTTTTGGCACAGTATGCGTCCACACCCCGCCGAAGTATCGGCGGCTATTTCCAGCTCCGCCTTCCGTCGCCTTACACCGCGCCGGCTTTCAACGCCAAGGACTACATCACTAAACCAAGTCTTCAGAACGTCGCAGTCCCGGTGAACATCGACCTAGTTTGCGGTGACCCTCTCTTGGAGTTGCAGGCCAACGCTGTCAACACACTGGCGAACCAGAACATTCCGGGTACGGATACTTGGATAGCGGTAATTGATTGGCTTAATCACTTCATTGCCCAGATCGCGGGCGAATACGACGTTCTGTTCTTGGATTGCAACCCGAGTTTCTCCATGTACACCCAGATCGGGTTGGCAAGTGCTCAGCGTCTCGTGCTACCCGTGATGGCTGATGATTCGTCCCGACGTGCGATTCAGAATGCGTTCTCCCTCATCTATGGGTTCCAACTCCCATCGAGTATTTACGCAACTTACATGTTTGGTCATAAGCTACAGGCTGCCGGTCGGCCTCTTCCGCAAGTGCACCTAATCGCAAAGAACAGATTGACTCAGTACATGGGCGCGGCATCGGCGTACTCCGCAGTACTGGCAGCGATCGATGCCGATCTCGGCACGTTGGTCGGGTCTAATCCCGGTGTCTTCACGTTCGGCAACGTAGCAAGTGGCGTGGTCGAGGTACGAGATTTTCAGACTACCGGCGTTGTTGCGTTCGCGAGAGGTCAGCCGTTCTCTAAAGTTGTCCCAGGAAATCAGACGATTAACGGGAAGAAGGTTCGGGTCAAACAGGAGTATTTGACCAATTGCAGGAATTCGCTGGAACTCCTTGTCAACAAACTCTAGTTGACAGGTGCACACCTCTAGCTTAGAGTTTCAGTCACGATGACATAGAAGCCTCCGGTTCCCGCCGGGGGCTTTTTCTTTGCCCGCTTCCCAGACCGGATCAACCTTTGCGCCCAGCCGGCGGCGGGGCGGGCGCCCTGACAGAGAAAGCCAATGGCTCGCATCACTCCCCAACAAGCAGGCGGCGTGAACGTCGTGGCGTTCCTGGACATGCTGGCCTGGTCCGAGGGCACCGACAACGGCAAGCAGCCAACCAAGGACCATGGCTATGACGTGATCGTTGGAGGCAGTCTGTTCACTGGCTATGCCGACCACCCGCGCGAACTGGTGTCGCTGCCCAGGCTGGGGATCAAATCCACGGCTGCCGGCCGCTACCAGCTGCTGTCGCGATACTACGACGCGTATCGCCGGCTGCTGGCGCTGAAGGACTTCTCACCGCTCAGCCAGGATCTGATCGCTATTCAGCAGATCAGGGAGCGGCGGGCGCTGGACCTGATCAAGGCTGGCCATGTCGTCAAGGCGATCGGCTTCGTCCGCAACATCTGGGCGAGCCTGCCGGGCGCCGGCTACGGGCAACACGAGCGGAAGCTGGATGACCTGCTGGCGGCCTACCGCAAAGCCGGTGGCGTGGTCGTGTCATGACCGAGGAAACCGTCCCCTGGTGGATGGCCGGCGGTCTCGCCGCGTTCTGGGTGGCAAGGGAGACCTGGGGGGCGCTGCTCTCCCGCCGTAAAGAGCGGACCGAGACAGACGCCAACGTCGACCTGTTGAACGGCTTGGTGCAGCGCGTTAAGTCTCTGGAGGAATCCCAGGCGGCGACCACGCTGCAGCTGGCCGAGGAAATCAAGTTGCGCATGATGGCGCAGGAAGAGGCCCACCGACTGAGGCTGCGGGTTATGTCGTTGGAGTCGGCCATGCGCCAAGTGGGCGCGGTGATCCCGCCGGAGATGCCGTGATGATCCGTCTTTACGCGTTGCTGGTAGCCGCGGCACTCGCCTTGTCCTTCTGGGCTGGGTGGTCCTGGCGTGGCGACCGTGCCGACGGCGCGCAGTTCCGTCAGCAGGCCGGCGCCAGCGCCGCGGTGGCTGACCAGGTCAACCAAGCCCGCACGACCGAGCACACCCAGGCCGACACCATGGCCACCATCGGAGCGAAGCATGAACAAGACCGCGCTGCGGCCGAGACCGTCCCTGCTGCTGTTGTCGCTGAGCTGCGTGCTGGCACTGTCCGGTTGCGCCACGACCTCGCGACCTGCCACACCGGTCGCCTGTCCGAAGCTGCCGCCGGCGCCGCCCAACGTGATGCGCCCGCCGACCTCGGAGTTACGGTTGCGGGCCCTGCTATTGGAATCGGTCGAGACGCCGACGACCAACTCCGTGCCTGCCAAGCCGTGATCCGGGCAGATAGGTAGTGCCGGCGCGTGCCCCAAAGCACCGGCCCCACAAGGTCGAGGCAGCGGTGCATGTCCCGGCGGAGGCTATCCGCCTCACCACTGCACAGCGCGGCTACGGCGGGCGATGGCAGAAGGCACGCGAGACGTTCCTCAAGCGTGACCCGCTCTGCGCGGAGTGTCGGCGAAATCGGCGAGTGACCCTTGCTCGCATCGTCGATCACGTGATTCCCCATCGTGGTGACCAGGAGCTCTTCTGGGACACGAGCAACTGGCAGCCGCTGTGCAAGCGCTGCCACGACGTGAAGACGGCAGGCGAGGACGGTGGCTTCGGCAACCGCTCGCGCACCACGCCGCGAAGCTGAACAGATCGATCTGAAACTGAACGAGATTCAGCCTCACGAACCTGAACGGGCAGGGGCGGGTCGAAAGTTCAGCGCGCCCGCACGCCTGACCGTGCGCCCAGGCGTTTATTTGCACCGTCAGTTGAGAAAAACCATTTTTTCGCGGTCAATCTGCCGCCCTCGGAACGAACATGGCGAACCCCCGCAAACCGACATCGCTGAAAGTGGTGGCCGGCACGGATCGCCCTGACCGCGCACCGCCGGCGCCGGCCGCCGAGCTGCCTCTGGTGTCTGACGTGCCGGCGGCGCCGGACTGGTTGCCGAATGCCCACGCCATCAAGGAATGGGACCGCCTGGCGCCGATCCTGCACGCGAACAAGTTGCTCACCGAAGCCGGTCTGTCTGCCTTCGGCCAGCTGTGCGCACTGCATGGAAATACCGTGCAGCTCTACGCCGCCGGCCTGGCGCCGGTTGCGTCGATGGTGGCGCAGCTGCGCGCCCTGATGAACGACTTCGGGTTGACGCCAGTTGCCCAGGGGAAGGTCCGGCCGTCAGGCGATGTCGAGAAGCCCGGGAACGCCTTCGCCAACAACGGTGCGAAGCGGAAGCCCCGTGCGTGATTACGTTGGTATTGCCACGGCATATGCCGAAGAGGCGGTAGCCGACAAGAAGGGCAAGAAGTTCGGCAAGTGGATTCGGCTCGCCGGCAAGCGGTTCCTCGCGGATATCAAGCGCGCCAAGCGGAAGCGGCCGCCGTTCCTCTTCGATGAGTGGCACGCATGCGACCCATGCGACTTCATCGAGAAGCTGCCCCACGTTGAAGGGAAGTGGGCGCGACCGGAGATCGAGCTTCACCGGTCCCACGTGTTCTTCGTGGTTCAGCTGTTCGGCTTCCGCAATCTCGATGGCAGCCGGCGCTTCACCTCGGCGCTGTTCGCGGTTGCCCGCAAGAACGCCAAGTCCACGTTGGCCGCGGCTATCCTGCTTTACTGCCAATGCTGTGAAGAGGAAGAGGGCGCCCAGATCATCTCGGCGGCCACGACCGGCAGCCAGGCGCGGATCATCTTCAACGTCGCCAAGCGGATGACCGAGAAGACGCCCGACCTGCAGGATGCGTTCGGGCTTGCGTGCTGGGCAAACGCAATCAGCCGGGTGGAGACGGGGGCAACCTTCAAGCCCATCAATTCCAAGGCCAGCACGCAGGACGGCCTGAACCCGTCGCATGTGGGCCTGGACGAGATCCACGCTCACAAGTCGGCGGACCTGTTGAACGTGCTGACGTCAGCAGCAGGCGCACGCAGCAATCCGCTGTGGCTGTACACCACGACCGAGGGATATACCAACCCGGGGCCGTGGGGCGAAATCAGGCAGTTCGCCAAGCAGGTGCTGCAGGGCATCCTTGGGGACTCGGCCGACCACTTCCTGGTGGTGTTCTTCGCCGTCGACGACGACGACGACGAGTTCGATGAATCAGCTTGGCCGAAGGCCAACCCGCTGATGGACGCCAACCCGCACCTGTTGAAGGCGATCCGCAAGGAGGCCGTCGAGGCGCGGCAGATGCCTTCAAAGCTGGCCGAATTCAAGATCAAGCGGCTCAACCGGCCGGCTTCCTCGGCTACCGGCTGGGTCGACCTGACGAAGTGGCAGAAGTGCGGCGGTGCCGTCGATCTGGACTGGCTAGCGGGGCAGCCGTGCTGGGGCGCATTCGATCTGGCGAGCACACTGGATATGACGTCTTGGCGCCTGGTTTGGAAGGTGGACGACATCTACTACACCTGGGGCCGTCGATTCGTCCCGGCGGACGCGGTGCGGGCGCGCACGGAGCGCGGCGTCGTGCCGTATGCGGGCTGGGTGGCTGCCGGGTTGATTGAGGCGACCGAAGGCGAGGTCACCGACTACAGCGTGGTGGAGGCGCGGATCCGGGAGGACATCGCCCGGTTCGGACCTCTGGCGATCGGCTACGACCGCTGGAACGCCGCTGAAATTGCGCAGCGCCTCTTGGCCGATGGCCACCCGCTGGTCGAGTTCAACCAGACCACCAAGAACTACCACCCGGCCATGCAGGAGCTGGAGCGGGCGTACATCGGAAAAAAGGTCTGCCATGGGAACGACCAGGTCCTGAACTGGTGTGCGTCCAACCTCATCGCTGTGAAAGACGGAAACCTGAATATGAAGCCCGACAAGAAGCGATCGCCGGACAAGATCGATGACATGGCGGCACTGCTGATGGCGATTGGTCTCAGCATGCCTACCGCTGTTCAGGACGACGCCAGCGACTTCATTTCCAGCCCGGTGATCGGATGAAGACCAAGGCAGCCAAGCCGGGCCGCTTGCGCGCTGCGGCACTGAAATGGCTGGGCGTGCCTGTTCACCTGACCGATGGTGACTTCTGGGCTGAGTTCTTCGGGTCGAGTTCGACTGCTGGTGTTCCGGTCAACCACCAGACGGTGTTGAAACTGTCAGCGGTTTGGTCGTGCGTCCGTCTCATCTCGGAGACAATCTCCACGCTGCCACTCTCGATGTACGAGAAGACCAGCGGCGGGAAGCGGGTAGCGAGCCATCATCCGCTGCAGTTCATCCTCCACGACCAACCCAATGCGGACACCACTGCGGCGGTCCACTGGGAGGCGAGCGTGGCCGCGATGCTCCTGCGCGGGAACGCTCGCTGCGAGAAGCTGATGATCGGCGGCAAGGTGATCGGACTGCAGTTCCTGCACCCGGACCGACTTACCTCGTTCCGCCGCGATGGCGTCAAAGTATGGCGATACACCGACGAGAACGGCACCCATCGCGAGATTTCCAACGATAGAGTCTGGAGCATCCCCGGCTTCTCTCTCGACGGAAAGGAAGGGGTCTCCGTTATCGGCTACGGTACAGAAGTGTTCGGTGCGGCGATCGGTGCCGACATGGCGGCCAGTTCGACGTTCTCGAAGGGCTTGCTGCCGACCACGGCCATCACCTACCCGAACACACTGAAGCCCGATCAGCGCAATGACGCGCGCCAGACGCTGGAGGCGCTGAGCGGTGCGGTCAATGCCGGCCGTCCGGTCATCCTCGAGGCCGGTTCAGAAATCAAGACGATCGGCATCAACCCATCGGATGCGCAGCTGCTCGAATCTCGCGCCTTCTCAGTGGAGGAAATCTGCCGATGGTTCCGCGTACCACCCTTCATGGTGGGTCACAGCGAGAAATCCACCAGCTGGGGCACGGGCATCGAGCAGCAGATGATCGGCTTCCTCACCTTCACCCTGGGGCCGTGGCTTCGACGAATCGAGCAGGCGATCAGCAAGGATCTTCTGACGCCGGCCGAACGACTGAGGTACTACCCGAAATTTGCGGTGGAAGGGTTGCTCCGTGCTGATAGCGCTGGCCGAGCTTCCTTCTACGCCGCTATGGTCAACAACGGCATCCTGACGCGTGACGAAGTCCGCGAGCTGGAAGACCGGGAGCCCATGGGCGGAAACGCCGCTGTGCTCACGGTCCAGACGGCGTTGGCGCCACTGGACAAGCTCGGCCAGGCCGAAGACGGAAACGCAGCCCGCGCATCAATGCGCGCTTTCCTCGGCGTGCCTGACGCCACCAGCAAGGAATAAGAGATGACCATCCGTGCAACCCCGGGCGTCCCCAGCGGACGGCCGCAGATGGACGTGCGCAGCTACATCGCGCCGACTGCATTTGATCGCTGGGACTCCAGCATTCGCGCGGCTGCCGAAAGTGAGGAAGACCGCACTATCGGCATCTACGACGTCATCGGCGAAGACTGGTGGACGGGCGGCGGCTTCACTGCCAAGCGCATGTCAGCTGCCCTGAGATCGCTCGGCAAGGGTCCTGTGACCGTGGCGATCAACTCGCCCGGCGGGGACATGTTCGAAGGCTTGGCGATGTACTCGATGCTGAGAGAGCACCCCGGCGAGGTGACCGTGAAGGTCATGGGAATCGCCGCCTCTGCCGCTTCGATCATTGCAATGGCCGGGGATCAGGTCCAGGTGGCGCGCGCCGGTTTCCTGATGATCCACAACTGCTGGCTGCTCGCGGCGGGCAACCGACACGAGCTGCGCGAGATCGCCGACCAGCTGGAGCCTTTCGACCAGGCCATGGCCGACGTCTATGCGGCCCGGACCGGTGAAGACGTCAAGGCGATGCAGAAGCTGATGGATCGCGAGTCTTACATCGGCGGCAGTGCCGCTGTATCGCAGGGCTTCGCCGATTCCCTTCTCGACTCCGACGAAATCAGCAAGACCGACGACGGCAAGAACGCGTCAGCCGTTCGCCGTATGGAGGCAGCGCTCCGGGCATCGGGGATGCCCAAGTCCGAGGCAATGCGTCTTATCAGCCAATTCAAGTCCAGCGCGGGTGATCCCGCTGGCAGCGGTGAGGGCGAGCCCACCGAACACGGCCAGCGTGACGCTGCCGGCTTCACGACCACCGCGGCGCTGGCCGCGAACCTCACCAACATCCTGTAAGGAGAGCCTCAATGGCCCAGATCGACGACGACATCAAGAACATCAACGCCAGCCTCGGGCAGGTGAATGAGCAGCTGAAGAAGCACGCGGAGCAGGCCAAGGCCGACATCAGCGCGCACGCACAGCTGTCCGAAGAAACCAAGGGCAAGGTCGACCAGCTGTTGGTCGCCCAGGGCGAGCTGCAGGCCAACCTGCAGGCAGCCCAGCAGGTGATCGCCAAGCTCGAGCAGGGCGGTGGGGTGCCGGCCAAGGCCCGCACCATCGGCGAGGTCGTGGCGACCTCCGACGTGTGCAAGAACTTCAACCCCGGCATGCAGGGCAGTTTCACGGTCAAGGCCGCGATCACCCGCGAGGACGCTTCGGCGGGCACTCTGATCGAGCCGCAGCGGGTGCCGGGTGTTGTCGCCACGCCGAACCAGCGCCTCTTCCTGCGTGATCTGCTCAGCTGGGGGACTACGACCTCGGACAGCATCGAGTACGTGCGTGAGACCGGCTTCACCAACAACGCCGACGTCGTCGCCGAGAATCCGACCAACCCGAAGCCTGAGTCTGACTTGGCCTTCGAGCTGGACTCGGCGAAGGTCGCCACCATTGCCCACTGGATTCGCGCCTCCAAGCAGGTCCTGCGCGACGCCGGCATGCTGCAGGCCTACATCAACGGCCGCCTGATGTACGGCCTGAAGCTGAAGGAAGAAGCCCAGCTGTTGAAGGGCTCGGGCGTTGGCCTGAATATCAACGGCCTGTACACCCAGGCGACGAACTACGCGAACCCGGGTGTGGTGGTGCAGAACGAGACCGCCATCGACCGTCTGCGCATTGCCATGCTGCAAGTCACCCTGGCCGAGTACGAGGCCGACGGCATCGTGCTGAACCCGATCGACTGGACCACCATCGAGCTCTCGAAGACCACCGAGAACGCCTACCTCTTCGCTACGCCGCGTGGCCTCGCCGTTCCCGGCCTGTGGGCACGTCCGGTCGTGGCCACCAAGGCCATGGACCTCGGCGACTTCCTGACCGGTGCCTTCAAGATGGGCGCCCAGGGCTGGGACCGCGAGCAGGCGAACATCACCGTCTCCAACCAGGACCGCGACAACTTCGTCAAGAACATGGTCACCATCCTCTGCGAAGAGGACGTGGGCTTGACCGTCTTCCGCCCCGAGGCCTTCGTGAAGGGCGGCTTCGACGGCCTGCCGGTCACCGATGGCGCGGGCGCCGGCGGCTGATCCCCTGAGGCGCCCGGTAGCCCCGGGCGCTTCCCCTGACGAAGGAACCGAATAATGGCCAAGGTCATTGCACTCACCTCGTTCGAACACCACGGAAGCCGCAGCCGCGGCGCGCAGTTCGACGTATCCGCCCAGCACGCAGACTTGCTGGCCAAGCGCGGTCTCGTTCAGCTGGCAGGGGAGGCTGCCTTTGCCGGCGGCGGCTACGCAGCGCCGGCTAGCGAGATCAACGATGGCACTCAACTGGTCCGCCAGAAGGCTGCTGATGCCATTGCGGCGATTGCAGCGGTGACAGACCTCGCTCTGCTTGAAGCAGCGTTGAAGGCGGAAACAGCCAAGGCCGACAAAGCTCGTGCCACGGTGGTTGAAGCGATTGAAACCGCCATCAAGTCCGCAACGCAGGCCCAGGCCTGAGCCATGCGCCTGGTAACCATCGAACAGGCCCGGCAGCATTGCCGGGCCGATAGCGACGACGACCAGATGCTGACGCTCTACGGAGGCGCGGCTGAAGACGCCGCCCAGGACTTCCTGAATCGTCGCGTCTACGAGGACGAGGATGCGCTCGCGGCAGCGGTTCTGGCCGGCGCCGCGGGTTGTGACCCGATCGTCGTCAACGACGCGATCCGGGCGGCGGTGCTGCTCACCCTCGGGCACTTGTACGCGAACCGAGAAAACGTGGTCACCGGCACCATCGTGTCGGAGATGAAGGAAGGGACGCGCAGTCTGCTCTGGCCCTACCGCATAGGCTTGGGGGTCTAACGTGGGAATCCCTGCCGGCCAGCGGCGCCATCTCATTCGCTTCGAGCGGAAGGTTTCCGTCAGCAACGACCTCGGAGAGGCTGTGGGTGTTGAGTGGGTCCGCGTCGTTGAGGTTTGGGCGAGGCTCACCAACCAGTTGAGTGCGACGGCTGAGGCAGTCGCCTCAGGCGCGGATTCTTACCGTGAGCAGGTCCGCTGGGACATTTTGCCGCGAGAGATCGACCCTAGCTGGCGCATCGTCGATCGCATGGGCCGCATCTACGACATCAAGTCTGCCGGCACCAGCAACGACGGCAGTGAGACGGCGATCATTGCTGTCGCAGGCCTCAATCAAGGCTGATCTCATGAGTATCAACGTCGATATCCGCGGCCTCTCGGGCCTTGCGGATGATTTCGCGTCCCTGAAGAAGGGAGCCCAACAGCGTGTACTGCGGCAGGCGACCATGGCTGGCGCCCGGGTTGGCCGGGACGCGGTCCGCGATGCTGCACCGATCGACGAGGGAGCCACTCGCCGGGGCGTGGTCGCAGCAGCGAAGAAGGAAAACGAGCCGGGCACCTTTACCGCTGGTGTGAGAGTCCGATCGGTAGAGAGGCCCGACCGCCGATCCAGCCCCGCTTACACCTGGCGCTTTTCCGAATTGGGCACCAGCAAGGAGCCGGCCCGGCCATGGATCCGCCCGAGCTGGGACAGCCATGAGGACGAAATCGCCGATGCAGTACGGGAGCGATTGGCATCCGCGATCGACGAGGCGTTGGGACGGCGATGATTGAGAAAACCATCCAACAGCGGCTCTCCGCACTTGCTGGGGGCAGGGTCTACGGCGGCGTGGCGCCCACGCCCGTGGTGCGTCCTTACATCACCCATTTCCATGTTGGCGGCGAGCTCGGCATGACGTTCTCTGGTGCCGATGGCAGTGATGCCGGCGCCGTGCAGATCGACTGCTGGGCTGATAGCCGCGGCGAAGCCACGGCCCTGGCATGGGAGGTGAAGCGCCTCTTGGAAGTCCAGGACGCAAATTTTGCCGCCAGCAGCATCCGTCGCCTCCCCGGTGACTACGAGTCCGACACAAAGCTCTTCCGCGTGTCCTGGGAAGTCGCAGCAACCACTGAAACTCCAACCTGAGGAACCATCATGACCTCCAAGTACACCCGATCGCAGGGCACGCGCCTGATGATCTCCATCGAATCGGCCGAGGCTCTGCCGGTCGGAACCCCGGATGACGAGGATTACATCGAACTCGGCTGCACTCTGAAGGGCTACAACCGCGCCGGTGGCCAGCGGACCGAGATCGATGTGTCGACGTTCTGCAGCGAAGTGGTCGAGAAAGACTTCGGCCTGAAGGACAACGGCACGGCGACCTTCAACGGCAACTACTTCGATGGCGACGAGGCGCAGGATCAGCTCCGCGAGGCCGAGGAAACCGGCGATCGCTATATCTTCCGGGTCATCGACAGCCGAAACCGAGAAGCGCGCTTCGTGGGTGTGGTCACCCAGACCAGCGAAGAATCCAGCGTCAACGGCGCCTGGTCTGCCACCTTCACGGTCGCGATCGTGAGCCGCATCGTCCGTGTGGCATACGTGCCGGCCGGGCCGTAAGGAGATCCCATGGCGAAGCAGAGCAACCTGCGCGCCCTCGCCACGGCCCCGCTCACGCCCTTCAAGCATGAGCGGGTCACCGTAGACGAATGGGATAGCGCAAAGCTGATCGTGCGGCAGCTCACCGCCGGCGACTGGATCGACTACCGGGCCTTGATCGCGCGAGCCCGCGAGGCCGCTGGGCTCGAGCCGGGCGAGCCGTCTGAGCGCCCAGTCAACGTGATTCCGGCAACCGCGCTGGTGCTGGTGCGCACGCTCTTCGGAGAGGACGGCAAGCGCGTGCTCAGCGACCGTGATGCGGACGATGTCGCCGCCTCCTTCTCTGAGGTGCATGGCCGCTTGGTCGACAAGGCGTTCTCGTTGTCGGGAATCACGACCACCTCTGATCCGGTGGCCGACGCGGGAAACGTCTGACGCAGGAACCGGACCTGCGGTTTATGTGTGACCTCGCGCTCCGGATGGGGCGAACGCTTCGGGAGCTGCGCGAGACGATGGAGCCGGACGAGCTGGCGATATGGCTCGCGCGCAACCGGGAATCCCCAATCGGCATGGACCGAGAGGACTTCCACGCTGCGCAAGTGGCAGCCGCCATGGGCGGCGGCAAGATCGGCGATCTGATGCCTCGCTGGGGCGAAACCGCGGGCGACGACCCCGATTCGGCGATGGATCGGCTGATGGGCGGCTGACACCAGCCGCCTTTTCTTTTTCTTCTGGAGTGCTTCGTGTCGACGAGCCTGAGAGAGTTGATCGTGTCCGTTACGGCGGACACGACCAAATACCAGCGCGAGATGGATCGTGCCGGACGTATGGGGGCACAGTACTTCCGCTCCGTGCGACAGGAGGGCGCTCAGGCCTCACAGTCGTGGAATGCCCAGAGGGCGGCGGCCCGCACCCACGCAAATGCGGTGGAGGCCAGTTCCCAAGCTATCGGCCGGTATGCGGCGGTGGCGGCTGCGGCGTTCAGTGTCGGCAACCTCATCTCCATGGCCGACGACTGGGGGCAGATCTCTGCCCGGATCAGGCTTGCGACTCAGAGCCAAGATGAGTTCGCCCTGGCGCAGACGCGCCTTCTGGAGATTGCGAACCGGACGTACCGCGACTTCAACGAAGCAGCCGATCAGTTCGCAGGCACCGCGCAGTCCATGCGCGAGATGGGCTTCGCTGCCTCGGACACACTGGACTCGGCGGAGGCGCTCGGCCTGGCTCTGGTGGCCGGGGGCAGCAACGCACAGCGCGGCGCATCAGCAAACGACGCCTGGGCCAAATCGATGGTGCAGGGTGCTATCGCTACGGACCAGTTCCAGACCTTGCTTCTGCAGACGCCACGCGTCGTTCAGGCCTTGGGCGAGGGCCTTGGTAAAACCACCCAGCAGCTGCAGCAGATGGCTAAAGACGGGCAGCTCACGGCGCAGGTCGTCGTGCCGGCGCTAACCTCCCAGATGGGGAAGCTGCGTGCCGAAGTGGAAGCAATGCCCACGACGGTACAGGATGCTGGCATCCGGTTCCGCAACGAGCTGCGCGCTTGGGTGGGAAGCCAGAACGATACGTACGGCGCCACGCAGGTTCTGGTGGGCGGGCTGGAGCTGGTAACCGAGAATCTCGAAGCGCTCATCACCGTCGGCGGCGCTGCCGGTCTCGGTGCTTTGGCTGGCCGCATGGTTCAAATTGGCGCTGCAACGGCGCAAGCAGCCATTGGAATGGTTCAGGGCAGAGTTGCGGCTATTGCGGAAGCCGTGGCGATAAGGGACGCCACAGCGGCGGGCCTGGCCAAAGCGCAGGCCGACCTGAGAAGGGCGCAGGCTGCCACGACTGCGGTGCGAGGGACCAGTGAGAGCGCGCGCCAATCCCGGAATCTGGCCAACGCTCTTCTCACCGAGCGGCAGGCTGCTATTGCCGCGGCCCAGGCTCAGACCAACTACGCCCGCGCGACAAACCTGGCCGCAACGGCTGGACGAGGTGCACTGGCAATGCTGGGGGGACCGGCGGGCTTGGCTCTGACCCTAGGCACGGTCGCCGCAGGCTGGCTCTTGTTCCGCAGCGGCACCGACGAAGGCAGTCAAGCGTTGATCGATTTCAGCAGCGCTGCCGACACCGCGATCGACAAGTTCCGCGAGCTAAACGCGCAGCAGCAGGCGGGCCAGCTGCTACGTCTCGATGAGCAGATCACTGAAAGCACCCGAGCGGTGGACGAGGCGCTTGGGCGGCTGACTGCTGCGGCAGGCGGCTTCGGCAGTGGCGATTTTCTGGGCTCGTACCTTGAACAGATCCGTTCGCTACAGGCTGACTTCGCGGCTGGCCGGATCGAGGCAGATGCTTTCTCAGGGCGTGTAGCAGCTTTGAATCAGCGCCTATTGGAAGGATCCCCGGCCGCCCAAACGGTTGGTCGAGATTTCACCCGTTATACGGAGACGTTGGCCACCGCCGCACGTGAGGCGGACCGTAAACGCGGAATCCTGGAAACACTGACACAGGCGAACCGTGAAACTGGTTCTGTGGCTGCGGGTGCGGCAGGCCAATTTGACCGACAAGCCGGCTCAATACGCGGGGTCGGCATTGCGGCGGCCGACGTTGACCAGCAGCTGCGGAGCCTAAACACCAGCCTTGATGCGCAAATCGTCAACCTGGTGCGAGTCCGCGACGGTGCCGCCGCCGCGATGAAGGTGGAGATCGGCCAGCAGATCAATGCAGCCGGTGGCGTAGGCGCCCTTACTGCTGAGCAGCGCGCCGAGTTCAACCGACAGATTGAGATGCGCTCGCGGCTCATCCAGCAAACTGAGGCGGCGCAGGAGGCCTCCAAGCGTAGTGCCGCCTCCAGCCGTTCCGGGGCAAAGGGCGGAGAGCAGTGGGCGGAGTACAGCGCTCAGCTGCAGCGATCCATTGCTCAACAGGACGAGCTTTCTGCGGCCTATGGTCGCGGTGAATCGGCCGTCGCGGCTGCCAATCGCCAGCATGAGATCGAGGTCCAGGTCCTTCGCCTTGGCGAGGCGCATCGGGCGGAGATTACCCGGCTGATCGATGCGGAGAATGAAGCAAGGTCGCGCGCCTATGGCGCCGAGCAGATCGCCAATCTGGAGCGGCAGATCGCCACGTACGGCCTTGTCGGCAACGCAGCGAAGATGGCTTACGAGACGGCGGCCGGATCGCTGTCCATGCTGAGTCAGGAGCAGAAGTCCGCGCTGCAGGATGGCGCGCGCTGGCTGGACTGGCTTGATGAGATGGCCGACATCGAGAAGGTGTGGGACCAGCAGGCTGCCGGAGCGGCCAAGTTCGCTAGCGAGGCCGAGAGCAAGTTTGGTGGGCTCTCAGTACAAGCCGACCAGGCCGCCCGCAACATGCAGAGCAGCTTCGCCGACTTCCTGTTCGACCCATTCGAAGACGGCTTGGGCGGGATGGTCGAGGGGTTCAGTAAAGCGATCCAGCGCATGCTGGCTGAGGCAGCAGCCGCCGAGATTTTCCAGATTGTGGGCAACTGGGCGTCTGGTTACAGCGGTGCTGGTTCTGGGTGGGTGAACGCTGTGGGCGGGGCTATCTCGCAGGGCGCCGGCAAGGCCGCCGGCGGACCGGTGAGCGCGCGATCCATGCAGCCGGTCGCTGAGTACGGCCCGGAGCTGCTCCAAGTCGGTGGTCAGACGATGTTGATGATGGGCGCGCAGCCCGGCCTCGTCTCGCCCTTGATGAACGGCCGATCTGGTGGAGGCGCTTCCTCCAACGCCGCACCAATCCAAGTGATCACCAACGTGACCGTCACCGATGGAGGCACCCAGACGACCAGCAGCGGCACCAACGACCAGCTGGGCCAGAAGCTGGGGACGCTGGTCAGCAACCTGGTCAAGTCCGAGCTGATCCAGCAGAAGCGCCCCGGCGGCATTCTCGCCTGACCAAGGAACAGCAATGGCTGATGAATTCACCTGGTGCGTGCGCACCGACAGCACCGGTTCTGGCTCGTTTGACGTCAAGGAGGCGCGGTTCGGTGATGGCTACCGGCAGACGTCCGCCGATGGCCTCAACAATGAGACACAGCAGTGGCCGATCTCGATTGTCGGCCGCGAGGCGAAGGTCCTCCCTGCGCTTGCCTTCCTCCGAGCACGGCGTGGCGCGGTGTCTTTCCTGTGGACGCCGCCCCTTGGAGTTCAAGGGCTCTACCTGTGCAAGACCTACAACATCAACGGGCATGGCAATGGCGTATTCACGCTGAGTGCCACGTTCGAACAGACGTTCCAGCCGTAAGGAATTCCAATGGCACAACAAGTAATTGATACGACGACCCAGAATCCTGGGTGGGTCGGAGACAATGCTAAGACGGCGTTTACCAAGACGAACGAGAACTTCTCTGACCTGTACCTCGGTGCAGGGCTTTCGCCTGGTCATATCCAAGGTCTGGGATTGATCTACGTGTCACCGAACACGATCCGGATCGACACCGGCGCTGCAATGATCCCGTCTGCAGGTCAGGTCCAGAGAGTTTCGGCACCGATCGATAAAGCAGTGTCGATCGGCGCAAACGCTTGGGGTCACGTCTATCTACTCACGACCGCTGGACAGGCCGCTGTCGAAATCTCAACTGTCGCTCCAGTGGTATATAGCGGAACGGCAAGAACCAAGAACGGAGCCGCGACGCATCGATACCTCGGCAGCTTTAAGACAGACGCATCCGGGGCTATGCATCGGTTTGCGATGGCGGGTGACATGGTTGCCTACGCCAATCCCAATGCGAATGCCGGTGGCATGTTCCGCGTTCTATCCAACAAGACCACAGCCGCAGAGCAGTCGGTTTCGCTTAGCGGAATTCTCCCTGCCGCCGCCACAGCCGTCGTGGTTCGTCAGGTGTTTACGAGAAGTGCTCAGGACAATGCCAGCAATATTGGTTTCGTCGCTGGAAACTACTGGAACAACATCGGTGGTCTCGGGGTCGGATTCATCGAGATGCCCATCATCACGCTAAACATCTTCGTCAGATTGAACCAAGACATCACCGATGGTAACGGTGGTCTGTTCATTGATGTCCAAGGATATAGGCTAGGGAGGTAGTACCCATGTGGGCAATCACAAGCACCAGCTATCGCGCAATTGGTGACGGCGACACGCTCGGGCCTGACGAAACGGTGGCCGCTGAGGTTCCCGCCTCCCTACTCGCTGGTATTGCGGCCGCGGAAGGCCGTTCCCTCCGTGAACAGCGTCTTCGGGCCTCAGACTGGACGCAGATGGCAGACGCGCAGCTCAGCCCGCAGGTACGAGAGCTGTGGATCACCTATCGCCAGCAGCTTCGGGATCTCCCTGAAGTCGATGGCTTCCCTGACTGTGAGTGGCCAACAGAGCCAGTAACATGATCACTGCAGATGCCCAGCAGCTCGAGCCAGGTGGCCGGGTCACCGTCTACGAGCTGGACGCCAGCAGTTTCGGGGCTGATCAGCTGTTCTTCCACCAGCACCTGCAGACCGGGGTGATCTGGTGGCAGGGCCAGGAATACGGTGCCTGGCCGATCGAGGCAACTGGCTTTGCCAGGACCAGTGACCAGCCGCCGAACCCGCGCCTGCGCGTGAGCAACATCGACGGGCGCATCGGCGCGCTGTGCCTGATGTTCGACGACATGGTCGGCGCGCGCATCATCCGCCGGCAGACGCTGGTGAAGTACCTGGACGCGGCGAACTTCCCTGATGGTAATCCGACAGCCGACCCCAACGAACACTTCCTGGACGAAATCTGGTTCATTGAGCGCAAGGTCTCGGAGGACTTCGAAACGGTCGAGTTCGAGCTGGCCACCGCGATCGATCTCAACGGGGAGCAGCTGCCCGGCCGGCAGATCATCGCCGGCACCTGCGGCTGGCTGATCCGCGGCGGCTACCGGGGGCCGTACTGCACCTACAACGGCTCGGCGTACTTCGATATCAACGACAATCCGGTCGCCGATCCGGCTCGCGACGTGTGCGCTGGCCTGGTCCGCAGCTGCAAGAAGCGCTTCGGCGAGAACAACCCGCTTCCCTACGGCGGATTCCCGGCCGCCGGGTTGCTGCGCACGTAGTAGACTTTCGATGTCGATGGATAGTCCCGGCCTGGATCGGTGCAGCCGGGGGTCGTAGGGGGCGCGCCTACCTTCATGCCCATGGGTAAGGCCATGGGATTGGGCCAGCAAGGGTCGCGCCTTGCGGTGGTTCGAATCCACATCATCGACACTTCTAACAAGGCCCGCCAAGTGCGGGCCTTTTCTATGGGTGAAACCATGCAACAAAGCACCCTCGAAGCGATCCAGGCGCATGCCGTGGCCGAGTACCCGCGCGAGTGCTGCGGGCTGGTGGTGGCCACTGCCGCGGGCGAGCAGTACCTGCCATGCCGCAACACCGCCGAGACCCCCAGCGAGCACTTTCGGCTTCCGGCCGAGGACTTTGCCGATGCCGAGGATCAAGGTGAGCTGTTGGCGGTTGTGCACAGCCACCCCAACGCCGCAGCCACGCCGTCGGACGCCGATCGCGTCATGTGCGAGGCGAGCGGGCTGCCCTGGCACATCGTCAGCGTTGGCCAGGTCACCGGCGAGCCGGCGGAATGCGCAGACCTTCAGACCATTGAGCCTTGCGGCTACGAAGCACCTCTGATCGGCCGTGAGTTCGCCCATGGCGTGCTTGACTGCTACAGCCTGGTTCGGGACTTCTACGCGCGCGAGCTGGGCATCGCCCTGAGCCAGTACGACCGCGAGGACGACTGGTGGGAGAAAGGGCAGGAGCTCTACAGCATGGACCGCATGCAGGCCGAGGGCTTCCAGCCCATCGCCGGCGAGCTGCAGCGCGGCGACATGATCCTGATGCAGATCCGCTCGCCGGTGCCAAACCACGCCGGCGTCTACCTGGGCGACGGCCAAATGCTGCACCACCTACATGGCCGGCTGTCTGAGCGTGTACCCTACGGCGGCATGTGGGCGGAGCGCACCTGCTACATCGTCCGCCACCGGGAGGCCCGCCATGACTGAGCGCGTCCGCACCGTTCGGCTCTATGGCGTTCTGGGCGCGCGCTTCGGCCGCGAGTTCAAGCTGGCCGTGAACAGTCCGCGCGAGGCCGCCCATGCCCTGAGCATGATGATCCCGGGCTTCCGTGAGTTCATGCGCGACGCCAAGTCCAAGGGCATGGAGTTCGCCGTGTTCCTTGGCAAGCAGAATCTGCGGCGCGACCAGATCGACGACCCGCCCGGCAGCGACGATATCCGGATCGCCCCGGTGCTGGTCGGCTCGAAGCGTGGCGGCGTTTTGCAGACGATCATTGGCGTGGTGCTGATTGTCGTAGGCACATACACCAGCATCTTCTCCGGCGGCGCGACGAGCTCCTTGGTGGCTATGGGTTGGTCCATGGTCATCGGTGGAGTGGTGCAGATGCTCACGCCTCAGCCAAAAGGGTTGAGCGCCAAAGACAGCCCCGAGAACGCCCCCAGCTACAGCATGAATGGAACCGTCAACACTCAGGCCCAGGGGAACCCGGCGCCACTGGCCTACGGCGGGCATGACACCAAGGGCATGTTCGTTGGATCAGCCGTGATCAGCGGCGGCATTCTCGCAGAGGACCAGCAATGAACCCTCCCGTGGATCTGCGTGTCCCCGGCAAAGAACTGGCGTTGGCGACTGCGTGCCGTGACCTCGTCGGCGCCGGCGGAAAAGGCGGCAGCAATGCTCGAACCCCGGTGGAGACGCCGGACAGCTTGCGCTCGATTGCGCGTGCGCGCCTCCTGGACTTTATTGCCGAGGGCGAGCTGCGCGGCCTGGTAGCTGGCAACCAGTCTATCTACCTGGATCAGGTCCCGATCCAGAACGGCGACGGCACGATGAACTTCCAAGGGGTACGGGTCGAAACCCGGTCTGGCACTCAAGATCAGGAGCACATCGCTGGCTTCCCTTCTGTCGAGAACGAGATCGCAGTGAACGTCGAGCTGCGCAGCGACAGCCCGGTTGTGCGCACCGCCACGGGCGCTGACCTCTCGGCCGTGCGCGTCCGCCTTGCTGTTCCCGCCCTGCAGAAGATCGACACCAGTAATGGCGACACCAACGGCTACAGCATCGGTTACGCCATCGATCTGGCGACAAACGGTGGTCCTTACTCCACGGTGCTCTCCAGCGCCTTCACGGGCAAGACCACGACCCAGTATGAGCGCAGCCACCGCATCGATCTTCCGGCAGGTAGCCAGTGGCAGATCCGGATCCGGCGACTGACTCCGAACGCGAATAGTGGGACCGTCTCGGACACGGTGAACGTGCTCTCCATGACCGAGGTCATCGACGCGAAGCTTCGCTATCCGAACTGCGCACTCGCCGCGGTGGAGGTAGACGCCAGCCAGTTCCAGAACATCCCCACTCGTTCATATCGCGTCTGGGGGCGGATCATCCGCATTCCGAGCAACTACAACCCTCTGACTCGCGATTACAGCGGGGTTTGGGATGGGACGTTCAAGACCGGATGGACGAGCAACCCGGCTTGGGCGTTCTTCGACATTGTCACCAACGACCGGTTTGGGCTTGGCCACCGCATCCCGTTGGACTGGGTCGATAAGTGGCGCCTGTACCAGATCGCCCAGTACTGCGATCAGCTTGTCAGTGATGGCCAGGGCAACATGGAGCCACGGTTCACGTGCAGCCTGTACATGCAGACCCGCGCTGACGCCTACCGCGTGCTGCAGGACATGGCGTCCATCTTCCGCGGCATCAGCTTCTATGCGGCAGGCCAAGTGATGGCCTCTGCCGACATGCCGGCGGATCCCGTTTTCACATACACCCAGGCAAACGTCATCGATGGCCGATTCACCTACGAAGGCACCGGTCGGAAGGCCCGCCACACGGTGGCTCTGGTGTCCTGGACGGACCCCGATGACTTCGGTCGCCAGAAGGTGGAGCCAGTGCAGTACATGCCTGGCGTGCAGCGGTACGGGATCCAACAGACCGAGGTGACGGCCGTCGGATGCCATTCCCGATCGCAGGCCCAGCGCATTGGCAACCATATCCTCTACACCGAGAGCCTTGAAACTGAGACGGTCAGCTTCGCCGTTGGCCTGGATGTGCTGAACTGCATGCCCGGTGACGTGATCCAGGTTGCCGACCCGGCGCGCGCTGGCCGCCGCAATGGTGGGCGAGTGAAGAGCGCTACTGCGGACACGCTCCTTCTGGACAAGCTGCCTGAGGTGATAGCTCCGGGCGATACGCTGCGCGCCACCCTGCCAACGGGCAAAACGCAGGCTCGGACTGTGGAGTCGATTACCGGCAATGTAGTCAAAGTGACCGCGCCGTGGTCGGCCGTGCCCGTCGCGCAGTCCGTTTGGTCTCTGGAGAGCGCTGAGCTCGCCCTGCAGCAGTTTCGCGTGGTGGCTATCGCCGAGACCCCGATCACTGAAGATGAAGGCATCACCTTCCGCGTGACTGCGCTCAAGCACGTGCCTGGCAAGTATGCCGCAATCGATGACGGCACTCGGCTCGAGCTGCCGCCCGTCAGCATTATCCCGCCGAGCGTCCAGCCCCCGCCCACGAATGTGCGGTTGTCGTCGCATTCGGTCATCGACCAGGGCATCGCAAGTCACGTGCTGACGATCGAGTGGGATGCCGCTGACAAGGCCATTGCCTACGACGTCGAGTGGCGGCGGGACGATCTTGACTGGGTGAGGGCAGGGCGCGTAGCCACTGCCAGCATCGAGGTGCGCGGTATCTACGCCGGCAACTACTTGGCCCGCGTGAGGGCGGTGAACGCCCTCAATGCCGTGTCGCAGCCGACGATGAGCGCCCTCACGGCGATCACTGGCAAGACCGAGCCGCCGCCGGCCCTGACCTCCCTGACGACGTCCAGCGACGTGTTCTCGATTGGGCTGGCTTGGGCATTCCCGAACGGCGCCACCGACACACAGCGGACGGAGATCTGGTACGGACCCTCCCCTGATCGGGCAGCCGCCATCAAGCTGGGCGACTTCGCCTTTCCGCAGGCGCGCCACCAGATCAACGGCCTGGCAGCCGGTGCCCGGTTCTACTTCTGGGGCCGGCTGGTTGATCGGAGCGCGAACATCGGCCCGTGGTATCCGGCAACAACCGGGATCATGGGAGAGGCGAGCACCGATCAGAGCAAGTACGACGAGTATTTCTCTGGCCGGATCAGCGAGAGTGCACTGGGCCAGGACCTGCTCTCGAAGATCGACTCGATCGACCAGCTCGTTCCGCTGATCTGGGACGAGGACGCGAGCTACACCAACGGCCAGACGGTGATCTACAACGGGCGGATCTACAGCTGGGAGGCCAGCGCCGCCGGCAACGAGACACCCCCGGGCACGAACTGGAAGGACGTGGGGCAGGCCATCGCTGATGCAGGGGCCATCGTGGGCCGGGTAGACCAGCTGGAGATGGACATCATCGACCTCGATGGTGAGGTGTCCGCCCAGGGCCAGAAGGTTGACGGTATGTTCGCGCAGCTCGACGCGCAGGGGGCTGGCGACACCGACTGGGGCGCAGGCTCCACGACGGTCTACGCAGGCACGGTGACCATCCAAACGGTCATTGCCGAGGGCGATCGCGCGCTGGCCAGCCGTGTGGATCAGGTGCAGGCATCCATCGGCGACGTGGACTTGACCGGCATCGAGGCCTCGGTACAGCAGGTGAGCCAGGCCGTGGTCGACCTCAACGGGCGGGTCAGCGCCACGTACACCGTCAAGGCGCAGATCACCAGCGCTGGCCAGATTTACATGGCCGGCATGGGTATCGGTGTCGAGCAACAGCCCGACGGCACCTACCAGAGTCAGATCCTGTTCCAAGCCGATCGCTTTGCGCTGATCAACGTGGTCAACGGACAGGTGACGTCACCCTTCGTCATCCAAGGCGGGCAGACCTTCATCAGCCAGGCGCTGATTGGCACGGGCTGGATCCAGGACGCGATGATCGGGAATGTGATCCAGTCGACCGCCGTTGGCGCTGGTGGGCTGCCTCGTTGGAAGCTGGACAAGAATGCCTCCCTGACTATGCGCGGGGTGAATGCCAACGGGGGCTTCATGGAGCTGACCGACAGCGCGCTGCGCTTCTGGAACAGCGCGGGCAACGTGGCGTTGATCGAGCTCGGGGAGCTGCAGTAATGGTCATGGGTTTCCGCCAGCGGGATCCATCGGGGAACTTGCTGGTGGATATCACGACCCGCATGCCCCGCATCATGGGGAGAGTCGCAATCAGCCCTGGAGTCAGCGGTTCGGTGTCCGTGCCAGCGAGTGGCACCAACCCGCTGTTCTACTGGTTCAATGCCTCCGCCGCACAGCCTGATTTCAACGCGTCACCCAAGTTCACCGACAACGGCACGGTCATCTCTTGGACATTCGGCGCGGCGAACGCTGCCTACAACCGTGGTGGTTCGCTGGTCTATGGGAGGTACTGAGTAATGGTCGTAGGCGCGCGCATTCGAAACGAAGGAGGTTCTCTGGTCCAGATCGATCCGGGCTGGGAATGCCTGGCAATGAAGATCGGGCCCATGACCGTCCAGACGGTCTCCTTCACTGCACCGGGCAATGGGGGTAAGACATATGGCCGGGCAGTCATCACGGTTGGCGGCTGCAACGAACCAATCCTGGCGCTGGCCTGTGCCGGCGCCTTCGTTGGCGTCATGCGAAAGACGCAGTCGGGCACGACCTTCGAGTGGGAGCTGGTGACCGATGTGGTTGGCGCAGTCGTCACGTACTGGGTGTTCGACACCACAGACGTGGCAGCCATGCAGTTCATCAGCACGAAGGGTCTGCGCATCCGCAACCCGGCTAACAACCGGGTGATCTTCGACTCGCGCTACAAGTACATGCGGATTGTTCAAATGGTCAGCGTGACCGCCGGCACGGTGGTCACGAATCAACCAGTCGCGCTGACGTCAGGCTACGCGGTGGGGGTATCTACGACGGGGCTCTACACCATGGTTACTGGCGGGCCAGTTGGTGGTGGTCCCTCATGGCTTGTAAACACTTCGGGCTACGTGGTTGGCGTTCGGACCAACAGCAATGGAACCATCAGTGTGACGTTGATCAACCTGCGACTGAGCATTACCGATGGACAGTCCCCGCCTTATCCCCAAACGGGCTTGATGGGCGACAACACGCTGACGGGGCTGATCCTCGATATGCGCAACTATTAGCGGATGGTGCGGGGGCGCTTTACCACGCCGTCCTGGTGCTTCACCGACCAAGGCGTAACGAGATATCCCGCGCGCTGCCAGTTCATCTGCGAGAAGTGGTTCTCGCGCTTGTCTACGGCCGTTCCATTCACCAGCACGTAGGGCTGTGCGGTCTTCGGCAGATCGCAGGTGCTGGTGTACCCATCGGTCTTGACCTTGACGATGTATGGGCCACTTCCCTCGATCTGGCCGCATACCGTGGCACGCGCGTCCTCCGACGCTTGCAGGGCGCGGGGGGCGACGCGCACGACGAAATCGTCCAACGTCTCGCCGGGGTTCGACTCTTCCTGGTATAGATCCACGGTGCGACCGTGGATGATGCCAGTATCTGCGGCCGCTGCACTTCCTGCGGCGGCGATGGCGAGTAGGGTGGTAATCAGCACTGCGCGCATAACGCTCTCCATGTGTTGTTTCGAACAACACCAGCGTAGCGGCTAAAAAAGGCGATCGCCTGCGCGAGAACCATTCGCGTTTTCGGTGCGCGAATGTCAGGCCACTGCGTCCAGCAATTCCGCGCGGTTGTTCCTCGGTGTGTTCATTGCACGGCTGACGCGATAGGCCTCCATCGCCGGTGGCTCGCTGGCCAGCAGCATCGCCATCGCGTCGTCGGGATCGGCCGCCAGCCACTCATCGGCTTGGCCGGCGGTCAGCCACACCGGCATCCGGTCGTGGATATCGGCCGACACGCCACTGCTGTCACCGGTGATCACGGTGAATGTGCCCAGGTTGTCCGGGTCGAGCAGGGGGCTGGTGTCTTCCCACAGGCCGGCCGCCAGCAGCGGTCCGGTCGCGTGGATGAACCACGGATCCTTCTTGCCGTCTTCGGGGTTCACCGACCACTCGTAGTACCCGGCCATGGGGATCAGGCAGCGGCGCTTCTTGAACGCGGATCGGAATGCTGGCTTGGTGGCCACCGTCTCGATGCGGGCGTTGATCGTGGAGCTCTGCA